CTGATCCGCTGCTCGCACATGCGGTTGCTGCGCTCGAGGGACTGACCAGCACGGTCGAGCTGCTCGGCTCTGCCGGCACGAACGCGCCCGACGCGCGCCTGGCACCGCTCGCGTCCGAGCTCAAGGCGACCGCGGATGCGCTGCTCGCGCGAGCGGGCGTCGAGCCTGGCGCGGAGACTCGCGACGAACCGGGTGGCGACCAGGACGGCGACTCGGACAGTGACAACAACGCGGACGCGCAGGAGGCGACCTTCGCGGCGCACCTTTCCGCCGCTCGCGACGCCCTCGCCGAGCTCGCCAGCCTGAGCGCCGCGAAGCCCGCGGGCGAGCCGCCGACCGACGAGCCCGCGCCACCCGAGCTGCCGAACGAGCTCACCGCGAGCCTCGCCGCCATGACCGAGTCGTTCCGCGCCCTCGCCGAGACCGTGAAGGAGCAGCAGCAGCGGCTCGCGCGGGTCGAGAAGCAGTTCGGCCTGCCGAACAGCGCGCCGCGTACCGAGCGCGTGCGCAAGGCCGAGCCCGAGGAGGTCGGGTGGCCGATGGACCTCAATCACCCGATGGACCGGGAGAGCGTCGACAAGGCGGTCTCCTTTCACGACCTGTAAGGAGCCCCGCCCGTGAGCTACACCGACAACCGTACCATCCTCGAGAAAGCCGACCTGGCGCTCGCGGAGCTCACCGCCGGCGGAGGCATCCTCAAGCCGGTCCAGGCGCAGAAGTTCATGCGCCTGCTCATCAAGGACTCACAGCTGATGCGCCTCGCGACCGTCGTGCCGATGGCGTCGCCGAAGCAGCAGCTGTCCAAGATCAAGTTCGGCAGCCGCGTGCTGCGTCCCGGACAGGAGGCGACCGCGCTCGCGCTCGCGGACCGCGCGCGCCCCGACCTGTCGCAGGTCGAGCTCGACGCCAAGCTGTTCAAGGCGGAGGTCCGCCTCTCGGACGAGGTGCTCGAGGACAGCATCGAGCGCGGCGAGCTGCGGCAGACGATCATGGAGATGATGGCCGAGGCGATCAGCCGCGACATGGAGGAGGTGGTGGTCAACGGCGACACGCTGTCGGCCGATCCGTTCCTCGCGGTCATGGACGGCGTGCTGAAGCAAACCACGAGCAACGTCGTTGACGCTGGCGGCACCCCGGTCGCCAAGAACCTGCTCCGCGACCTGCTCAAGACGCTCCCATCCGAGCACCTGCGCGACAAGAAGTCGATGCGCTTCATGACGAGCGTGGACGCCGACCTCGACTACCGGAACGCGCTCGCCGAGCGGGCGACGGCCGTCGGCGACCGGTTCCTCGAGGGAGACACCCCGGTGCTGTACTCGGGCGTGCCGCTCCAGCCGATCCCGCTCTTCCCGGAGAACCTTGGCGCCGCCAACGACCAGACCGTGGTCCTGCTGTGCAACCCGAAGAACATCCACGTCGGCATCTGGCGAAACATCCGCGTGGAGTCGGCGCGCGACATCTCCGAGGGCACGCTCAAGATCGTGGCGACGCTCCGCTTCGACGTGAAGTTCGCCGAGGAACCTGGGGTCGCCAAGGCGATCAACGTCCAGCTCTGAGCCGGCGAGGGGGACCGAATAATGCAGACCCTGATGGTTCGACTCAAGCCCTACGATCCGCGCCGCGGCTGCGTGCTGCGCCGCTTCACCTACCGCGGGATCAAGTTTCACGAGGAGCGCGGCTGGTATCGCGTGGACAAGGCGATCGCCGAGTACCTCCGCGGCGTCCGCCAGGTGCCCGGCGATAGCAACGCGCCGCTCGCCTTCGACGTGTGCACCGAGGCGGAGGCCAAGGCGCTCGACGCCGAGCAGGACGCTGCCGCCACGACCCGCAAGAGGGCGACGGACGCACCCGTCGCGACCGCCGAGTCGCCGCCCGCGGTGACCACAGACCAGCTCGAGCCGCACGCTGGCGCGAGCCGCCGCGGCGCCCGCTCGAAGTAGGCACCGTGTACGCGACCGTGGCCGAGCTTCGCACCGAGGGCGTGACGGTCGCGCAGGCGGACGACGCGCGGCTCGACGCGCTGATCGACGCCGCGACCGCCGAGCTCGACCGCGTCACCGGCTGGTTCTTCGAGCCCCGTGACGCGCGCTTCGTGCTCGACGGCCGCGGCGCGCCCTCGCTGGAGCTTCCGGTGCCGCCAATTCAGCTCGAGCGGCTGTTGGTCGGCGGCACCGAGGCGTCGCTGGCTCCGACGGACGTCGTGCTCGTCGGCGCCCCGGTTCAGCCGGGCTTCGACGCGCCCCGCGTTACCCGGCGCTGCGGCTTCTTTCCCCGCGGGCGCGGCAACGTCGTCATCGAAGGCCGATTCGGCTACACCGAGCCGGACGGCACCCCCGAGGGGCGAACGCCGCCCGCGATCCGTCGCGCGTGCATCCTGCTCGTGCTGCGGTGGCTGCATCCGCTGGCCGATGAGGCAGGCTTTGACGCCCGCAATCGCTGGCGGGTTGTCGAGGAGCGGACCCGCGACCAGAGCTACAAGCTCGCGGCGCCAGGTGTGTCGGCGGGATGCTTCGGCGATCCCGAGCTCGACGCGATCCTGCTCCGCTACCGTCGCCCCGCGCCGATCGGGGCGGTGTGATGCGCGGGCGGCTGATCTTCCCGTTTCTGGCCGAGCTCCGCCGCCTCGACACCGCGGCGATGGCCGCAACCGATCCGGACGGCGCCGGCCCGCTGACCGGCGGCTTCGACCCTGACTTCAAAGAGCCGGTCCTCGTCGATCGCGACGGCGACGGCATCGCCGAGCGCGAGCGCGTCGAGCTGTCACCGATCCGCGTGCCGTGCCAGGTCGAGCCGAAGGTCTTCGAGGACCTGCACCTGCTCGCGACCGGCGACTCGCCGCGCTCGGACCTGAGCCTCGTGTTCCACTTCCGCGACCTCGAGCGGCTCCGCCTCGTCGACGCGGCGACCGGCGACGCGCTCATCCGTCCCAACGATCGACTCGCCGGGCTCTACGACCTTGGAGGACGACTCGTCCAGACGATCCGCACGCCGCCCGGGCTCTACGCGACCCAGGCGCAGCCGCGCGGGTTCGGGCTTGGCCGAAGCCGCCCCCGACGCAACCTGCTGCTCGTGACCTTCGAGGCGCGGCAGCTCGCGCCCCGGAGGATCGAATGAGATACCTGCTCGCCACGATCACCATCGCCGTCACGCTCACCGCGTGCGGCCCCTTCGCCACCTGCACCCCGAACGAGACCCGCTGCACCGGCACGCTGGTCCAGGTCTGCGACGCCGACGGCCAGTGGGATGTCGCCGAGGACTGCGCGGCGGTCTCCGGTGACGACGCTCCGTTCTGGATGTGCTGCCCGGTGCCCGCCGACGATCTCGGCCCCGCAGGTCACGCCTGCGTGCCGGCCGATGGCGTCTGCCCGGCGGAGGATGAGTGACGATGGCCGCCCAGCCCTCACCCGCACAGGTCATCGCCTTCTGGAACGCGATGTGCGAGCGCTACGGCACGCGCATCATCGACAAGTCGAGCGCGATCGAAATGAAGCTCGTCGGCTGGTTTCTCGAGCGTCTCGGTGTGATCGACGCGGCGCGCTTCCGCGAGCGCTTCACGACCACGATCGGGCGACGCATCTACGTGCCGTTCACGCCCGGGACAGCGACCGCGGTCCACGATCTGTGGAGCCAGATGGTCACCTGCGTCCACGAGCACCAGCACGTCGAGCAGCTCGAGCGAGACGGTGCCGTGACGTTTTCGCTGCGCTATCTCGCGCGCCCGACCGCGCGCGCCGCCTACGAGGCCGACGCCTATCGCTGCCACCTCGAGCTCGAGCACTGGCACACTGGGCAGATCCCAAGTCCGCGCGAGCTGGCCGAGCGCTTGCGTGCTTACCGGGTGCGGGAGGCCGACCTCGAGTTTGCCGAGACCTCGCTCATCGCCGCGGCGCGTATGGTGAGAGCGGGCGGATTTTTGACGCCCGCGGCCAAGGTGGCGATCGCGTGGCTCCGCGCGCACGCGCCCGAGCTCGAGTACCGAGGCGCCACGTGGCGGCGGTGAGGGCGACCGGCGACTGGCGACGGGCGCGCAGGCTCCTTGCCGTCGGGCCGCTGCGCTTGAAGGCGGGGCTCGGGGTCGCGCTGCGGCAGGAGGCTGAGTCGCTGCGCCGCGACATCGTGCAGGGCCTCACGCGCCAGGCGCCGGGCGGCTCGCCGCTCGAGCCGCCCAAAGAGACCACGCTGGCGGCGCGCCGGCTCGAGGGTTTCGGCGGCTCGAAGTCGCTCATCGTCCGGGCGGACCTTCGCAACGGCATCGCCGCGATCGTGCGCGGCGACGAGGCGTTCGTCGGTGTGCCGCGCACCGCCCGCAGCAAGGACGGCCAGAGCCTCGCGAACGTTGCCGAGGTCCAGGAGTTCGGCTCGGCACCGATCGTCATCCCGATGACGGACGCCATGAGGCGATTCGTCTTCGCCGTGCTCCGCGAGGCCGGTGAGCCGATCCGCGGCGGCGGCGGCAAGGGCGTGGTCGTGGTGCAGGTGCCGGCGCGACCGTTTCTTCGCCCCGCGTTCGAGCTCTTCAAACCCGGGGCGCAGCGTCGATTCCTGGCGCGAGTGTCCGCGCACAGCGGCATGGGAGGTTTGTGATGACGATGCCGATCCTGCGCAGCGTCACGCCCACGAGCGGACCGACGAGCGGTGGCGACCTCGTCCGCCTGGTCGGGCAGAACTTTGCGGCCCGCGTGGCCGTACGCTTCGGCGCGCTCGCCGCGGAGGTCGTCTCGGTACGCGTCGAGGATGGCGTTTCGATTGCCGACGTTCGCACCCCGGCGCACCCCGAGGCGCTGGTCCCGGTCGCGATCGAGAACCTCGACGCGAGCGGCGTCCCGGTTTCTGGCGAGCTCGCCACGTTGCCGGACGCCTACCGCTTCACCCGCGGCCCGCTCGTCGCCGAGGAGAACGTCACGCGACTGGTCCGCGTGCTGCTCCAGAAACTCAAAGCGCAGGTCGCCGACAACACCACGATGACCGTGGCCCTCGACTACGACGACACGCCCGACGATCAGGTCCGCGTCGTCGCGATGGCGTCGCTGCCGGCGCTCGTCCTGTCCGGCCCGACTGCCCGCAACAGCCGCTTTTATGCGTGCAATGTGCCCCACGAGGACGTCGTGCCCGGTGTGTCCGGGCCCGAGCTCCGGCGTCGGCGCCCGGCGTACACGGTCGACCTCGCCTTCGCGCTGACCGCCGCGTCCGACCGCACGGCCGAGCTCCTCAACCTCATGGCCTCGGTGGCG